TCAATATGTTGATTCAACTCTGGTAAGAGGAGAAAACATCAGACTTTATAACTGAGCATAAAAAAGAGAACCATTTCTGGTTCTCTCAAGAGATTAACTTTCTGCCAACCTGGAGAAATAAGCCATCGGATCATCATCTTCATCTGATGAAGTTGTTTCCGTTCGACTTTGAGAAGCCTTATAAGACTCTTCCAGTTTTTGCATCACTTCCGTTTCACTCACAGTTTTCTGTTCAGAAGCTGCGTAGTTGTCATACTCAGTTTCTTCATCAACTGTCAATTTACGGGTTGACTTGTTACCCAGAACATAATCCAAACGTTTCTTCAGTTCATCATAAGTTTTGAACTGATCGGCAGCTGTGATTGCACTGAGAGAATATTGTTTCTTCCAGATTGCTTCGAGTGCATCGTCATCATCCAGAAGGGGACCAGGACGATCAAACTCAGACTTATCATAGTTCCAATAACCATCTTTCTTCTGCAACTTCAGTTTGAAGTTAGCACCCTGCCAGAAATCGAAGGGATTGATGGGAGTTTCATCTTCAAACTCAGGTTGCATAACATCCATGATCATGTTGAAGATCTTCTTACCAAACTTGTAAAGAAAAACCTTACCCTCATTTTGAGGATTGGCGGGATCCTTTACAACATAGATGTTACTGTAGAAAGAAAGTTTACGTTTTTGAGCACGAACTGTTTCTTTATCCTTATCATTACCACTGTTCCACAGTTCCCTGTTGAGTTCACTCACTGGATCCTTACCACCATTGGTAGTCAGAGAGTTCTCAATGTACCACCCACCAGGACCCTGGAAAGCGTGTGAGAACATCTTAGCCCAAGGAAGATCCTCTCCATCCACAGCGGGAAGGAAACGAATTACAGCATAACCAGTACCAGATTTATCCATTTCAGGTTTCCAGTAACGATCATCAGCAGATCCACTGGAACCAGAGTTCATCTTCTCAACCTCCTTAACCAGTTTAGAGGTTAGGTTTCCGAGAGAAGAGTTCTTTTTTAGTTGATCAAAAGACATTTGTGTACCTTGTATTTGTTAGTATTTGGCTTGTCCCTTAGCTTTTAGAGGATTGGGTAGCCTCTCCAGTTATTATAACAGATTCACGACTCCATGATTGATTTCTTCATGGTGTTGATAGTTTTTGTCATATTACTAAAAACATAGTTCAGATCCACGTTCTGTGGAAATCCCAGTTGCCTTGCAGAAGCGATGATACTCTCTTTCATCTGTTTGGCTTCTGGATCATCAGATAAACTCATCCTTGTGTAAAGAACTTGTTGTTTGGTAAGAAGTTGCTCAAGGAGTTCAACGTGATACAACTTTTCCTCTTGATTCATCGATGGAAAAGTGAAAACATTTTTATAAATCTGATCTTGTAGTTCAGAGATTTCTTTCAATTCCTCTTGAACGAACTCTGATTTGAAAAAACTCATGAATCTCCTACTACTATTTGTTTAAGAACCTTTTTAAACTTGAATACATCTATATTTACAAAGGAATGATATTTTTTTATTAGAGAACTGACGGTTTCCCACACTGGGTCTTGGAGTTTCTTATCAAGGTCTTTAACAAAGAAGAATATTTTATCATAGATCAACAGAGTTTCCAAAGAAATCTCTTTTGCTAGATATTTCTTCAGAATAATTGGGTGTCCTGAAGAACAATTGAAAACTTCATCGACTTTATGTTCACCAAACAATTGTTCTGATTCTTCTTTGAAGAGATAACTCAAAGACTGAATCTTTCTCTTCCATTCTGTGTAATTCTTCTCCCCATTCTGAACAATCTCACCAATCCAGAGTGTTTGGGGGTCATCACAAGTGACAAAGTTGGAAACAAAAAAATCAACAACTTCTCTATCATCTTTTTGTCGTGATAACTTCTCGAAGAAGAATCGATCTTTCCTTTTATAGAAAGAATTTAGAGATGCTCGTGATTTACCACAATACTTGTGATAATCATATGATTCTCTTGTGAAATGATTCTTTAATCCAAGATATGATTTATAACAATCGAAGGGTTTCACTTTGGGAATCATAAAGGAAGTTTAGCATGTGATGTTTTCTTCAGGAAATTAAACTCCATTGCTTCACATTTCAATTTCTCTTTGAGAGGTTTTGAAATGAGCTTTGGAATTGAATCATAATCAACTTCATTGATTTCACAGAAATGCACAATGGCATCCACATATCTCATGCTAGGATTGTTTTTGACAATTGTTTCAATCTCCTCAGCAAACCTACTTGAGCAGTAAAACTTCTTCTCAAAGATCTCTTCAATGTTATTTTCAGGATTGGCCATAGTCCTGTAGTTTGAATTCCACAAACTCTCTAATGTAATCAGAGAGAAGCTGGATGTACTTTCTTTTGTCTGTTTCTTCATAAACAACACATTCTCCATTTTCACAAGACATGATGATGACAAACTTTTTCACCATTATACCAGTCATTTCATATAACATGCAAGCATATGCTGCACATTGTACAAAATAGTGTTCAATCCATTCTTTGGGTTTGGGTTTCTTACTTGTCTTAAAGTCAATTACCGCAAGTTCACCATTATATTCTGCGATACAATCGACAGTTCCTGCAACTCCAAGTTCTAAACTATAAAGTGCTTGTTCAATGGCGTGAATGTTATTGATCTTATTCAGATCAGATTTCGCTTGTTTGAATAAGAAATCAGACAGAGGCTGAACTTCTGGTAAATCTTTGTTTAACAGATAATGTTCAGTCAGTGTGTGCATGTCAGTGCCACGACTTGTTGCTGCCTTCGTAACTCGATTCGCTTCATCATTACCAACTCGTTCTCTCCACTGACGAAAAACCTCACGATTATAATGACTAATAATAGAGGTGATAGATACTAACTTTTGTCCATCAGGAGTGTCGTAGTATCTAACACCATCAATAGTTTCACGTTCAAGTTGTGGATAATCAATTTCAATATGATTGAACATTATAAACCAAGTTCATGTTTAGCAATGATGTACTCTTTAACGAGTCCAGAACGGCAAATGTCTTCTGCCTGAAACTCTATTGTATCAAATGATGGCATATTTGTCAAGATTCTCATGAAATCAACAATACCATTCTTTTCAGCAGTTTTGATAAGATCAGTTTGAGTTGCATCACCACAGAACATGATTTTGGAATCTGTACCAACTCTGGTAATCATCGAATCCAGTTCGTGGAAGTTCAAGTTCTGAAATTCATCAACAAGTACAATTACATTATCAAGAGTAGTTCCACGAATGAATGATGTACTCCAGAAACTAATTGTTCCTTGTGCTTTGAGATTTGCATAGAGCATCTCAAAAGAATTATCATCTGGCATCTCGAACATGTACTTCACCATGTTCTTATATGGGATCTGATAGATATCCGACTTATCCTCATGGTCTCCAGGAAGGAAACCAATCTCACGAGTTGGAACCAATGACCTTACAATGTAAATCTTCTCATAAGGTGTCTTTGGGTCCAAGACATCCAACAGAGCATTATAAAGAGTAATGAAAGTTTTGCCAGTTCCAGCACAACCATAAGCAACCAAGTTTTGATCTAACTTATATTGTTTGAAAAATAACTCTTGATTTTCAGTCAATGGTTCAATCTTCCTGATGTAATCAAGATTGATTGGTTTCTTCCTTTTCATAAGACGATTACTAGTACCAAAGGGAACAGGGTTCTCCTTTCTTTTTCTTGCTGGCATACTTTCAGTCGTAGTGTTTTAGATTACTGCCTGGTTGCTTTTTCGCAGACGAGATAATGTCTTTCCAGCCGGGGTGTTTGGTGTAAAGTTTTCCAAATGGATCCCCCATCTCAACTCCCATAACAGGAGCATTATCTGGAGTGTAATAACGCTCCCAATTAGGATTATCAACTAACCATTGATCCCAGTCGTGAATACTCATCACAACTTCTTTGGTTTCACCAGTTTCTTTGTTTTTTACTGGGTACGTCGCCATAATAATTCCTCCAGGTTTTCTATTTAGTTTCACCCCAAGCAGCCTCAGCAATCACTGGGAACTGTTCGGTAAAGATACGCTTACACTCAAGAGCGA